TTTTATAATTCTAGTTTCATTTGTTTTATAATATGCTGGATATTGCATCCGTGCAAAATATCCATCACGATTTTGACTAACTGAAGAACCACTTGCAATAAATTCCATCCAACATTCTAAAAAATTCAGCATTTTATAATCACTATCCACATAAAAATCTAACGCAATTTCATCATACTGTCTAGTATGAGCAAACTTTTCCTGAATACCCATATAATTTCCATCAACAGTAAAAGATGCTAACTGTGTTGTAGGAAGAGAAGCAGAGTAACATAGCAATCCAGCACTTTCAGTAACAAACCGAGTATCAATACCCTTTGCGCCCAAATATCTCATCAATATTCCAGGCAAAGTTCCAAATCTAACTTCATAATGAGAAGTCTGAGCCAGATTAGTTAATAATGGTTTAATTTCAGATATCTTGCGTGGTCTGATAGGCACTCTAAATACCTTATATGAGTATTATGCTACATTTATTTAGATGTCTTACAAGGGAAAATATAAACCATCGTTTCCAGAGAAATATAATGGAGACCCGACGAATATCATCTATCGGTCTCTGTGGGAAAGAAAGTTTATGAAATATTGTGATACGAATGAAAACATTTTAGAATGGTCAAATGAAGAAATGTTTGTTTGGTATAAATCCCCCCTGGATGGAAAACCTCATCGATACTTCCCTGACTTTCTAATTAAAGTCAAAGAAAGTAGTGGAGCGATTAAAAAATATATGATTGAGATTAAACCAAAGAGACAAACTGTTCCGCCACCAAAACCTAAGAGACAAACTAAACAATATATTAGTGAAGTCTATGAGTATGCTAAAAATCAATCCAAGTGGGAAGCAGCAAGAGAATGGTGTGCAGATAGAGGATACGAATTTAAAGTCATTACAGAAAACGAACTTGGTATTAAGTAATGCCTAGAAAGACAGTTCAGCAACAAAAATTAAAAAGAAATCGTGTTGCGGGTTTAGTCAAAAATTTGATTGGAACTGAAACTGCTGATGATGTAATGATTGAACTTATGAACGTTCTAACAGAAACTAGAGACCCTCCAAGAGCAGGAGCATATTATATCTTTGTTTATAACGCTAAAACTCCCAATACAAGATACGACCAAAATCCTTTAGTTGCTGTTACAAAAGTGTATACCTGGGGATTCAGGGGATTTAATTATCACTGGGGAGAAGAAAGGCAATACACTTGGGATGAGGTTGCTGGAGGAATGTATGAGGTTTATCAAGAAGAACTTGGCGATTTAAGAAGACTGCCTTTTGGAAATATCCGTCTAAATAGTTAGAAAAAATAAATGGATCCATCTTCGACGGACGTTTATCAATTACCAACATCTAATTTAGCAAAACAAGCAGTATCGACGCCAACGGCGTATCAACCACCTTCTGCTAGTAATAATACTAAAGCAAGAACATTTCGTTATCCACGAAAAATGATGGATGACAAAACTGACTATGTAAAAATTGATTGTTATGAATATGAGCCTCCTGGATTAAATTTACCTGGACAAGGAGGAGCATTTACATTTGCACAAAACAGTTCAGACGATACTTATAGAAGTTTAGGTTCAAAACAAATAAGAGGAACAGTTATTCTTCCTATACCACAAACGATGCCTCAAAACGGACAGGCAGTTAAATGGGGAGAATCCACAATGGGTCCAGTTGCTACCATAGGACTAGGAATAGCTATGGGAACAATTACAGCAGATAGTTTTTTTAAAGGTCTTGGATCTAGCTTAGTAGCAACAGCATTAGGTATTAAAGATGCAGCAAAAACTGGAATTGGACAAAAAGCAATACAAAGTTTTGCGGCAGGAAAAGCAGTTGAACAATTTATAGGTCAAGATGACCTATTTAATACTGCATTATCAAGACAAACAGGAGCAGTTTTTAATGAAAATATTGAACTTCTATTTAATGGAATAAGTCTTCGTCAAGCATTTGACCTTTCTTTTACCTTATCTCCAAGAGATGCAACAGAATCAAAAGACATAAGAGATATGGTCATATTCCTCAAAAAAGAAATGTCTGCTAGAAAAGGAAAATCTAGTGGTCCAGCTGCCGGATTATTCTTGACTTCTCCAAGTGTTTTTAAAATTCAGTATATGAGTGGAGGAAATCCTCATCCATACTTGAATAAGTATAAAATGTGTGCTCTTGCAGGATTAACTTTAAACTTTACTGGTTCTAATACATATGCAACATATGCTGATGGAACTCCAGTTCATATGAATTTAACCTTGACCTTCCAAGAACTCACACCAATTTACAACGAAGATTATGCAGGTGACGGTCAAACCGAAACAGGAGTTGGATACTAATGACTTACTTCAGAGAACTTCCAAATTTAGAGTATCAATCATTTTTATCAGACAGAAAATCTTCCAGTGATTATCTACTTGTAAAGAATCTCTTTCGTAGAGTTAAACTTCGTGATGATTTGCAAAATGTCTTTACTATCTTTGATAAGTATCAAATTCCTGATGGTGCTCGTCCCGAAATTGTTGCTAAAGAACTTTACGGAAACGTTCAATATGATTGGGTTGTATTAATTACTGCAGGTATTACAAGAGTCAGAGACGAATGGCCACTTTCTAATCGCCAAGTTTATACATATGCAGAAGAAATCTACGGAGAAGACTTAAATGAAGTTCATCATTATGAAACTACGGAAGTTAGAGATTCACAAGACCGTTTAATTCTTCCTGCCGGTAAAGTTGTTGATGAAAATTTTACAGTATCCTACTATGATAATGGAATTCTTCATACAAACGATAATTCCGTATCAGGTGCAAAAGTTTATTATATTACAGACCCCGTTATTGGGATATCAAATTATGAGTACGAAGTTTCTAAAAATAACGATAAAAGAAGTATTTACGTTCTAAAACCAAGATATCTGCAACAAGTTCTTCTTGATACTAGAAAAGAAATGACTTATGATGTATCTTCTCAATATGTAAATGATAAAACAATCAAAACTGAGAATACAAGAATCACATCACCATAAGAGATTCAAAGTCTTATCAAAAACCATCACATATCGGTGCTTGCGGGAGCGTTCTTTCCATTCTCCTTCGGCACCTTTCATTTTACCTCTTGAATGTTTGGTGCCATCTGCAAAATAGAAATCTTTTTTTGCATCTGTAAGACCACAATACTTAAAGTTACAAGCGCGATAGATTGTGCCAGAATGAAAATCACTATCAGCGTAAGAGATGATTGCTTTAACTTGAGTATCCTTTCGTAACTGTTTAATCGCTCTTGAAACGAACCAAGAAGTGATATTATGCTCTGCCTGTTGGGTGTCAGGATGTATGCAAAGTCTTGAAAGTTCAAAGAGTCCTTCTTGCTCATTTCGTTCTAATCCAAATGCTCCTTGTGCAATTTCTGGAACAGGAAGTCCAGTGAAAACACAGACTCCCTGAATACCACCAATATTCAACGGGCAAAAGTCATTATTTTTATAAAGACCATAATTGTACCCAGACTTAAAACCCTTTGATAAATCCTTAAGATAATGAAACCGCAGAAGTAACTCTGCGGCTTCGGATTTGCTTACACGGTCAATAGTGTAATCAGTCTTCACTCTTCGGCAAGACGGGCAAAGTAGGACAGAGTATCATCGTCGTCATCATCCTCAACGGGAGCACGACGAGTTGGTTTCAGGTTGTTGAGTTCGTTGCGGAGGTCGTCATCAAGGTCAGGAGCAGACCCACGGGTGTTGTCCTCGCTCTCAACTTCTTCATCCACACGGGAAGAACCTTTGGAACCCAGCACATAACCAAGACGCTTTTTCAGTTCATCATAGGTCTTGAACTGGTCGGGAGCAACAAGTTCAGCAAGAGAATACTGCTTCTTCCAGACTGCTTCCAGTTCGTCATCGTCATCCAGAAGAGCAGAAGGATTGGCAAACTCGCTGGAATCATAGTTACGATACCCAGCAACATTCTTCGCTTTCAGTTTGAAGTTAGCACCCTTCCAGAAGTCAAAGGGGTCAATTGCTTCCTCATCTTCAAACTCAGGTTGCATCGCAGCGGTGAGTTTATCAAAGATTTTCTTACCATACTTGAACAGGAAGACTTTACCCTCGTTCTCAGGATCGCAGGG